GTGGTCCCCGAAAAAATATAGCAAGGAATACCCTCCTTTTCAACTCCCATGCGGCAAATGTATTTCTTGCCGCCTCGAACGCGCACGCGAAACAGCAGTTCGCTGCGTTCACGAGGCTCAGATGTACTCTGAAAATTGTTTTATTACCCTTACTTACGACGACGCTAATTTAAAATCCCCACGTCTCGATTATCGAGACTTTCAACTTTTTATGAAAAAGTTAAGGAGAGCTCATGCGAACACGAAAATTTCGGTATTCACCGCGGGTGAATACGGAGATCGCGGAAAACGACCCCATTGGCACGCAATTATCTTTAATTTTACCTTTCCTGACCTCGTCTTCAAACGATCCAACGATAACGGAGATAAGATCTTTACTTCCGCTCTACTCGAAAAGATTTGGTCCAAAGGCATTTGCGAAGTTGGTGATGTCACTTTCCAAAGCGCTGGATATGTCGCCCGATATGCTTCAAAAAAACTTATACATGGAAAAGACGGGGAACATAACTATGAGCCGATATCTCGACGCTCGACTAAACACGCTATTGGAAAAGCTTGGCTAGAAAAATTCTGGCCAGACGTTTTCAATCACGGCTACGTAGTTCTCCCCGACGGAGCTCGGACCTCCGTCCCTCGTTACTATGAAAAATGGTTTAAAAAAACCCACCCAGATTTGTGGTGGGATTATGTAACACAAACGAAATATAAAATTCAAAAGGAGGCCGAAGCGAAAGAAGCTCTTCAAACGCAATTAGATAAGAAAGCAAATTTACTCCGAAGTGCCCGTAAGGGACTTTGGAAACGACACAAAACCCGTAACGAAGCTCGAAAGAAAATTCTTGAACAGAAGTTTCAAGAGCAGCTTCAGAAAAACTTAAAACTTTAGAGGTTTACATGTTAGGAAACCGACACTCACAACATTCATTTGCTCAAATTCCAGCAGTGAACATGGCACGGTCTCAATTCGATCGATCTTTCACTGTAAAAGATACGTTCGACTTTGATTACCTGGTGCCAATTTTCATTGATGAAATTCTTCCCGGAGATACAGCGAACGTGAACGTCAACGTCTTCGCTCGTCTCGCAACTCAAAAAGTCCCGATCATGGATAATATGTATATCGACTTTTTCTTTTTCTTTTGTCCAAACCGACTTGTTTGGAACAACTGGGAAAAACTGATGGGAGCCCAAGATGACCCCGACGACTCTACTGATTATGTTGTTCCTACAGTTACTTTGGACACTGGCAGTACTGGCGCTGCCGTAGGAAGCATCTATGATAAATTCGGAATTCCGACTGGAGTTCCAGATCTCGAAATCAACTCGCTTCCGTTCCGAGCTTATAATCTCGCCTGGTATCAGTGGTTCCGCGATCAAAACCTCCAGGATAAAATTCCGTTTTCTATTCCCTCAAACATGGACGACGGTCCAGATGCTGACACAGACTTCGTTTTGAAAAAACGAGGAAAACGTCACGATTATTTCACCTCCGCTCTTCCCTGGCCTCAAAAAGGACCCGCTGTTGAACTTCCTCTCGGAACTACTGCTCCCCTTATTGGGATCGGTATTAACTCACCTGGTACAGCAGGCGCGATTTCTTATACTCAGACCGGAAACACCGCCGGCGTCGGCGCTGGATGGTACGTTGAAGGAAACAGTGCAGGGATCACCGGCAATGAAACATATTTAGCTATCAGGCAAGATCCCGATCCTACAAAACCAAACGCACCGTATATGTTCGCAGATCTCACGAACGCTACGGCTGCAACTATTAATCAACTTAGGGAAGCTTGGCAGATCCAGTCTCTCTATGAGCTCGACGCTCGCGGAGGCACTCGTTATGTCGAAATTCTTCAAGCTCATTTCAATGTCACGTCACCGGATTTTAGACTCCAACGAGTTGAGTTCCTTGGAGGCGGCCAGGCTCGAATTAATAGTCACCCCGTCCCTCAAACGGCTCCTACAGCCGGAGCTAATGCTCAAGCTCAACTCGCCGCCTTTGCAACGGCATCTAGCACCGGGTCTCGAATTGGTTTCTCTAAATCCTTTGTTGAACACGGATATGTTATTGGTCTCGCATGTGCTCGAGCCGATATCACCTATCAACAAGGCTTAAATAAACTGTTCACACGCTCGACTCGTTTGGACTTTTTCTGGCCGAAACTTCAAGAGCTTGGTGAACAAACCATCCTGAATGAAGAAATTTACGCGGTTGGATCATTAGTTCCTGGTCAAGATAAACTTCCTTTCGCTTTTCAAGAACGCTATGCTGAATATCGCTATAAGCCCTCAGAAATTCATGGTGAATTTCGTTCGACGTATGCCACGTCTCTTGACATGTGGCATCAAGCTGAAGAATTCGAAAATTTACCTGAATTTAACGGAACCTTTATTGAACAGAATACTCCAATAGAAAGGTCAATTTCGGTAACGAATGCGCCACATCTTCTATTTGACGCCTGGTTCAATTATAAGCACGCAAGACCGATGTTGACGTACTCGGTACCATCGACCCTCGGGAGGTTCTAAAAATGGATCCTCTGACGTTAGGACTGGTATCTGGAGGGGTTAGCGCTATTGCTAACCACCTCGGTCAGTCCCAAAGCAATGCCTCCAACGAATGGATGGCTGCTCGTGGTAACGAATTTAACGCGGCGGAAGCCCAGTTAAATCGTGGTCACCAGCACAACATGCAGTCTCGCGCTATGGAGTTCGACGAACGAATGTCTTCCACCGCTCATCAAAGGGCGGTCGAGGACATGAAAAAAGCCGGACTTAACCCAATCTTAGCAGCTGGAAATCCAGCAAGCTCTCCGTCGGCACCTGCCGGCGGAGGTGCTCAAGCTACCGCTAACGTTGCTCGACACGAAAATACGTTAGGCGGTGCCGGAGCTGCGATTACAACTGCGCTTGAAACTATGGGAATGGTTAAAGGCTTACAGAAATCTGAAGCCGAAACTAATCTTATGAACGCTCAGGCACATTCTGTATCTAAAGAATTTCCTAAAGCAGATATTCTCAATCGTCTTATGAAAGAAATCGGTGAACCCGTTCTTGATAAAATTATTGAGCAATATCAAGACACCGCTAAAAAAGGTGTCACTAATAAAGTTCTTCCCCATCAATCAACCGATGAGAATAAACGTCTAATCAAACTTAAACCCATGTATTAGGAGCTAATATGAAAAAAATTACGATCCGTCCGAATGGAACTACTCGAGTCACTGTCGTTAACACTGAGAAATCACGCACCCAAGCTCACTTCGCTGAGCAATGCGATGTGAACAACATCGTTAAAAAATATAAAGTGAATGGCTTTCTCTCTCACACACACGGCCGCCAAGGCGTGTACGGTGATTTCTCGAATGTCACTGACTATCAAACCGCTCTTCAAACTGTCATTGATGCCCAAAATGGCTTCATGACTCTTCCCGCATCCGTTCGAAAAAAATTTGAGAACGATCCCCAACAACTTCTTACTTTCCTCTCTGACCCAAAAAACGCTCAAGAAGCGTTTGATTTGGGTCTCACTAAAACTAACCCTTCTCTCTCTCAAACCCTTCCTCCAAACTCTCCTCAGCCTTCTCCTAAACGCGACGAACCAAACGACGCGATCCCTCCTAAGGCTGTTAAAAAATCTTCCTCCTCCTCTCACTCCTCTTCTGAATCCTGATTCCTCTCTAGCAACCCCGACTTACTTGTCGGGGTTCACCCTCTCTCTCGTGCACGATCACGCATCCGTGAGTGCACCATTAAACTCTTAAGCCGATAACGCCAGGAGCGATCACGCTATCTGGACGTCGGCTCCTCTTTCCCTCTGTTATTCTCGTGCGACCTTGCACGAAATCCTCTAAGAGGGAATTCAAGGGAGAAACGAAGTGTCTCCCTTGACAAAAAAATTAAAAATTTCATTATACCAACTCAACAAAAACTTTTTCCCTCGCTTTGCGAGGGAAAACACAAAAGGGAGTGCGATTCCATGAATCAAAAAGTCTATTCTATTTATGACACTAAGGGAGAGTTCTATACTCGACCGTTCTACTGTAAAACCGCCGGCGAAGCCGAGCGGATCTTCCAACAACTCGTTAACGATGAAAAATCAACGATTTTTCAATTCCCAACAGACTTCGATCTGTTCTTTCTCGGAGAGTTCGACGAAATCTCCGGAAAACTAATTCCTGAAACGACTCCGGAACACGTAGTAAAAGCCTTGCACGTAAAGCAAGGCTACCAAGCTCCAAACCGTTCGGAACGCCGCGCTACAAAGCTCAAGGTTAAGAAATCTTAACCTAGACTCAGGTGGGCATAATTTCACTTCCTTGTTGTAATTATGCCCACTGACACCGACTATAGGTGTCACCCCACAAAGGAGCACAAGTGCGACGCAAACCCATGTCCCGATCTTCTTCTAAAAAAGTATTCAAAAAGAACACTGGTGTTCACAAAGTGAACAGCAT